TGGTTCACCAAATTTAAAACTGTGTACTAAACTTGTTATGAGATATCTACCAGTTAATCTTTCATCATATAAATCTTCTTCTGGATTATCAACATCAGTTTTTGATTTAAAAACATTTATTCTTATGATATCAGATGCCTGTATTGACAAGTTACCTACCATTTGAATTTTCATACCCATCTGGTCAATAAATGACAACTTATGTCTTCTTGACAATAAATGTTCACTAACAGAACTTTCTTCAAATGGATAAATTGTTTGTGGATAGGGATTTACATTGTGAACCGAACCTTTTGGAGTTTTATATCCAGAGGTTGATTGAACATTGAGGTGTGAGTCATTAAATTCTTCAACAGTCTTACCAGACTCGTCTACACTACTACCTATTGGAAAAGTTGGAAATCCATACTCGCCGATACTCGTTTCTAAATCATTTCGTTTTGAAAACTGGTCAGTGTATTTAAACTTAATATCGTGGTATGTTTTATTGTATATATCGTGTAATAACATTCTTGAAGAATACATTCCGTTAATTGTGTTTGTCAGTACACTATTACTTATAAGTTCATCTCCCTCTACTTGTCCTAATTGTCTTATAACATTTGCACCTATTTGAGTAGATTTAGAAGGTCTATCATCATAAGTATCTGAAACACCTAATGTAAAGTTTGTCTTTGTATCTTGTCTTGCAAGTGATTCAAAAGACAAAAAGTTAAGTCCTTTTATTGTTTCAAAAAAAAGAAAAGGTGAATCATTTCTATTTTTAGCTCTTTGTGTTAACATTTGAAGTGCAGCAATAGGTCTTAAATTAGGAATAACAACTTTTTCTAATCCATAACTTCTACCTAATTCCACAGTCTTTTTAGTTCCTAAAAATTGTTCATCTCTTAATATCCTTGAAACCATATCTGTTATAGTACCAGAAAAACTTTGTGATATTCTAGTCCTAAAGTTTTTTATAAATTCTCTTGATGATACTGTTAAGTGGACTAGTCTTCCTTGTCCTTGACTTGTTTGATTAACAGATGTTATTACTAATGGGTCTCTTGTAAAATCTAAAGAAACATCTTCATCTGAAGGTGTTACTATTTTCATATAAACATATTCATTACCAACTATTCCGTGATTTAGTACAGCATCTGTTGTATCTAAAAAAGAAATATTACCACTTATGAAACCTCCAGTGATGTCTTCGTGTATATTTACTTCTATTAAGGCACCATCAATAGGAACTCGTATATTAGAATGTGTTAATATCTCACATTCTTGAACTTCAAATGTACCACTATAATTAAAATTTGAAAAATTTGGTGCAGACATTATATACTACTTGTGCTTAATAAAGTTCTTAACTCTTTCCTAATTTGATTTACAAATTCTTTTCTCACTAATCTTATTTTACTATATTGGGTTTGTAAATTTTCTTCATATTCTCTATTTGTTACTGCACTTACTGTGTCACCACTATGTCCAGTAGAATCTAAACCTATGTTTATTTTTAAAGTTGTATCACCAGATTTTTGATTAATTTCAAAATGATGAGTTGCAAGTGGATTTGCATATTTTTCACTTAGATATTCTTCAAATGCCCTAACACTCATAGGCCATTGGTGATATCTATCAACTATATTATTTGCATACAATACTAACCAATGTAATTCTGCACTACCATAAAAATCAAATGCAACATCTTCTGGTTTCTCGCCTGGTTTGACTTGGTAAAAATCAAATAACAATACATTATCTTTTACCAAATCATTTATTTTTACTCTTCTTAAAATGTGAGTGAATAGTTTTGGATTACCATCACCAACAACATCATAAACTAATCTTTCAAAGTTTGCAAAGTATGCCATTAGAATCCTCTCGCTAACACATTGTTCTGTGTGACAAGTTCTAGTTCTTTAAACTGAAGTGTCAATTCTGTTTGTACTGGTGGTGCTTTCATACCCTCTGGTGCCCCTGCCTCTGCCATTGATGGGTCAAATGTTTGATATCTATCACCACCATATTTCACATTCATATTTTCTAAAACACAAGTTGATATTTTATTAATATATTCATTTTCTTTTCCATCACTAATCATATATTTAATATCAAAAACATCTGGAGTGACGAATGTTCTTGATGTTGTAACATCACCTTGTATCTCTGGTAACATATGAAATTTAAATCTTCTAACAATATTATGAACTGCTTTTGCTTCTTGATAACTTTTTGGTAAGAATTTAAATGTATAGTTAAAACTTCTTTTATTTAAACCACTAAAAATTAATTCTAATCTATTGTTAATTATTTTACCAGACCTTGCAAACAATATCGCTTTAAAACCAGGCGCAATGGTATCTATCGCAGCCAAATTAATTTGTGATATTAGATTTTGGTCTTTAAATACATCAGTAACAGCTTTTTTAAATTTTTCACCTTTTGTAGTACCATCTTCTTGAAATATATTTGCAATACGGTTTGCCTGGTTTGCAGTTAAACCCACTTCAGAATCTGTATATGAAGGGTCATACGATACTTCAACAGTTGGAGGCATAAACAGTTTGATAATTGCAGGCAATCTTGTTGTTGGTGCCCTTTTAAATGTTTGATTTTTTATATTTACAGTTTGTTTTTGTAATCTTCTTACGGCCGCACTACCTTTTTTACCTAACATATGAGAAGCAGTTTGACCATAACCTTCTACACTTAATGCCTCGTGTTTTGATTGTGCAAGAGGAACAAGAGAAAAAACACTACCATCATCAGAAATAACAAATTCATTATTAATGTCACTTCTTGGAGTGTCAAACAAACTACTAAAAGTTACAACATTTTCACTAGTCACTTTAGGAACTTCACCAAAACTTATTGAACCAACATCTTGTTCTAATATACTAAATTGTATATGATGACCAGCTGGTGAGATTCCACCATTGATTCCAGAGTTTAATGGATATGCTAGTATCTCTTGACTAAATTTGTTTTGTCTAGTATTTTGTTGTAAACCAACTCTCTCTGCAAATGGGTCATTTGCATTATTGGTGACATCTTCTGTCTTATTAATAGTTGTACCCATCCCAGCCAACTTTGAATAATCAACCATATAAATATCCTTATGAGTTACAGTGGTCGTTATATTCCCTCTAACACTAAAAAGTATAAAGGTAATCCTACTACTATTTATTACAGAAGTTTGTGGGAACGCAAATTTATGGTATATTGTGATAAAAATCCTAGAATATTAGAGTGGGGGTCAGAAGAACTAATAATACCTTATCGTTTACCCACAGACGGTAGAATTCACCGATATTTCCCAGATTTCTATGTAAAAGTCAAAAGGGCAGATGGTAAACTAAGAAAAATGATTATAGAAGTCAAACCTAAGAAATATACTGTTGAACCTAAAATACCTAAAAGAAAAACAAAATCATTTGTAAGAGAAGTTTACGAGTGGGGAAAGAATACTGCAAAATGGAAAGCTGCAAGAGAATATTGTAGAGATAGAAATATGGATTTTGTAATATTGACCGAAGACCACCTCAATCCCACTTATAAATATAGTAAATGAGTATATTTGACGAAATATCAAAGTTAAGGAAAAGTGGTAAAGAACCATATCAATGGTATCGTAATCGCATAAAAGAACTTGGTACACCATCTCAAACACAACTCATAAGAGATGGAAAGATAACTGGTAGAGTCAATTTTGGTGCGTTGAATATGTTTATATACGACCCTAAATTGAAAAACAAATTACCATATTATGATACATTTCCATTGGTATTACCAATAGAAAGATACAGAGATGGATTTTTAGGAATTAATTTTCACTATTTACCATATGCACTTAGAGCACGACTAATGAGTCGTTTAGACCCAAATGCAAATTATAGTGCGTTGAAAAATGTAAGACTTGTTAAACCAACTTTGAAAAGATATTTAAATAGTAATGTTAGAAGTAGATTTAGAAAATTAGAAGAAGAGGATTTTATGACTGCGATTATGTTACCAGTACAGAGATTTAAAAAATCATCTGCAAGTAAAGTGTGGTCAGATAGTAGGAAAGTAATCTAATGGTATTTTCATTAAGAGATTTTAAAAGTTCTTTATATGGTAGAGAACAAGCACAACAAAATAGATTTGAGATATTTTTAAAGTGTAAATTATTTACTGGTGAAAGTAATCGTTATGTTAGTTTAAGAGCAGAAAATTTACAGTTTCCAGGCAGAACAATTCGTTCTGCACCAGACGATAACATATACGGCCCACCAAGAGAACTACCTCAAGGTGTTGGTCAATATGCAACAATACAGGCAACTTTTTTGTGTAATGCAGATATGTCTGAAAAAAGATTCTTTGAGATGTGGATGAAAAACATCTACAATCCGATAAACCACAACTTAAATTATTACAATAATTTCATAGGTGAATTAGATATTTTTCAAATGGGTAAAGGTAGTAATACAGTTATACCATTTAATTTTCTTGCATTTACTGGTGCAAAAGAAGAAAAAACAAGTTATGGTGTTTCAATAAAAGAAGTTTGGCCTAAATCTATTGCACCTCAAGATTTAAACCAAGCATCTACTGAATTACAAAGAGTAACTGTTGAACTTGCATATAGAGAGTGGCATACTATTCTTGAAGAAGGTGAGAGTGATAGTATCGCAGACAAAAGTTTAAGGTTAAAAGGAACAGATATATATATTGGGGATGATTCCAGATACAGTATCATAAGTCCTAAAGGTGTTCTTTATGATATTCTTGGTAAATCTGGTGCGTCACCGACTGCGATTGCAACCGCTGGTTCGGCCGCAGATATAATCACTGGTGGTGTAGGTAATACTATCGGTAAATTTGTTAGATAAAGGAGTACATTATGGCTTTGCCTAAATTTGAAGTGTCAACTTATGACATAAAACTACCAATTTCTCAACTTGATATAAAGTTTAGACCATATTTGGTAAAAGAAGAAAAGAATCTTATGATTGCAAATGAAACTGGGAATCAAAAAGATATTATACTTGCAGTTAAAAATTTAATTGAAAATTGCACAAATAAAACAGTAAAGGCAGGAATGTTACCAATGGCAGACTTAGAATATTTGTTCGTTAATATTCGTGCAAAATCATCTGGTGAAACCA